GTTGAACGAACGAGCTGCGGTACCAGTCGCGCCGGTAGCGATGTTGCCAGCCAGACCGTTGTAGTCGCGGCTGGACAGCGCCAGGTAGCGGTCATAGTTGGCCACGCCCTGCTCGTTCATGATGCTGTCGCACAGGGCCACATCATCATAGGTGCCAGCAGGAGCGCCAACGTCCACCACCAGCGATCCGAGGTTCGCAGCAGCGTTCATGATCGCCAGATTGATGTCCGATGCCAGCTTCTGCTTGGCAGCCTCGCCCAGACGGTTTTCCTGCAGTGCATCACGCAGGTCAAGCGCAGTCATGGTCCAGGGCACCGTGCGGCTGAAGCCGATGGTGGCCGGAACTGCCAACTGCGTCATGTCCTGGTAGCCAGGGATGGCCACACCGGGAGTCGAGGAGATCGACTGCGCGATGTAGGGCTGGGGACGCCAGATGATGTCGTTGGTACGAGCCATCATCGTCTGGTCGGTGTTGTAGATGCTCACGTTGCGCGAGAGCACCAGGGCATCGTGAAAGCCTTCGAGAAGATTCTCGAACGCAACACGCTCTTCTTTGGAAAAACTATTTGCCATGATTGGCTCCTATTTCAAAAATCAGTTTCTGGATGCTGCTTGCTTCTGCCGTTTGTACTGAAGCACCTTGGTGTAGTTTCCAGTCTTCTCAGCTTCGGCACGCAGCCGTTCAAGGGTTGAGTCCACCGTGCCAGATGCTCGGCCAGTTCCCTGGACGATGCGCTCAGGCGCGGGTGCTGCTCTGCGATTTGTGACTTTCAATTCTTTCTCCAGTCTTGCCACCGCAAAAGCAAACTTCACGGGGTCGGTAATCTTTGCGAGGTCGGCTGCCTTCTTCGGGTTCTTTCCGAGTGCGTACACCACCAGTGCAGGGTTCTCAGCTCCTTGCAGGATCACGCCTTGCTGGGTGACGCTGAAGACCTCCTGGGCAATCGCCTCGGCATCCTCATAGTCTCGGACCTTCAGCTCGGCCTTAGCCTTGCTGTAGCCCTCCAGCTTGGCTTGCCAGGCCTGATGCTGCTGCTGCTCTGCCATCCTGGCCTGTTCGACCATGAAGTCATGCTGCCGCTTGCGCTCATGCCAGGCGTCCAATGCCTGCTCGAATCTCTCCGCATCGTAGTCGTGGTCTTCCAGCTTCGGTTTCGGTCCCAACTGCACTGGCTTGTTCTCAGGTGCAGAGGTTGCGAGCTTTGCTTCGAGTTCACGAATCCGGCGCTCTTTTTCCCTGTTGGCCTTGCGTAGCTCTCGAACCCATTCAGGTGCTCGAACTTCCTCTTCGGTGGGTGGCGACTCCTCACCTATGGAGACCACAACTTCGTCTGACTCCTCCGCGTGCTCGTCATCGGAACCTGCGTCCTGTCGGCCATCAGCGGATTCATCCTCGCTGACTTCAATCTCAACAGGTTGCTGCTCGTCATCCAGCACCGCGGCCTCGCCGCCGTTGTCGTTTTCTCCTGCTTCTGCCTTCAAATTCATTGTTGACCCCATCAAACTCACTCAATTTGAACGGCTGAGTGGTTACCGTTTCCCACATTTTCACTCATTCCGAGCGCTCTGCGCAAGGCCGCATAGACCAGGCGCAAGCGCAGCTCGGTCTCGGCCTTGAAATCGGCTGGCTCCGGCTGCTCTGACTCAATAGCAGAGTGAATGTATTCGACCAGGCGCTCGAACTCGTCTTGCGTGCTCATCGGCCTGTCCTCGTGGATTCCATGAAGCGCATCAGGCTGTCCACCCATTCCTGGGTGGCCTGCTGCACTGGGTTCGAAAGCTGAAACGACCGGATGTCGCCAGCCGGATCAGTGCCGGCAGCGCGCCTGGCCTGCGTGAAGTCGGAGAACATCAGCTCGCGCGGGATCGGCTGCTCGAAGCCGCCGACATACTGGCCGGCCAGTTGCGTGTTGTAGGTGGTGTGCGGGGCTGGCGACTCAGTGATGATGCGGCCGGTCGGGTCCATCCTGGCCACCGAAAAGCCACCAGCGTGGATCGGCACGTCCATCAGCGACTGCTCGGTGATGGCCGCGCGCGTGGTCGGCAGGTCTGGAAAGCCGGCTGTCTTGAACTGGTCCAGCGTCATGCGGTCGATGAAGGCATGCCGCAGTGCGCCATTGGCATTGAGCTGCTCGCGCGCCTGCGGGTTGTCGACGCCCTTCCACTCGGGCCGGAACTTGCGCACCTCGGCATCGAACTCGCGCTTTGCCTTCTTGGTGATCTTGCCGCCCTTGATCTGCTCTAGCAGCGCATCTGACATCATGGTCGAGAAGTCGCCGCCGACATGACTCATCGGGGTGTAGACCATGTAGACATCGCCGCTGCCCTTGCTGGCCGCCTCCTGGACGCGCCTTGACAGGCCGGTGATCGGTCCCTTGTCAGATGCCCAGGCAGCACCGAATGGCAGGTGCGTGCGCATGAAGTCCTGGCCGCCTTCCAGCGCCACCGGGGTCGGTAGTTGCACGCCCTCGATCTCGGTCAGCATACGGCCGGCTGCCGTGCGGTCGCCAGTAGCCGGCAAGATGGTCGCGCCCTGCAGGCGCTCGGGGCTGATGATCTGCCGCGGAGGCAGGTCTTTGACCACCTCCTGGGTGAACTGCATCTCGCTGACTGGCTTTTCGAGCTTCTTGCCCTCGCCAATCGGATGGTACAGGCCGCGCGCGATGTTCTCGGACTTGCTGGCTCTTGGCACTGCAGCCATGCCAGCCAGCATTGCGCCACCCTTGGCCATGCCACCAGGTGATGGCACGGCCATTGAGGCCAGGAACTCCTGGATCGGTGCCCTGGCAGAACTGACCAGGCCAGCACGCTCCATCTGCCGGCCGATGTACTCGCTGCTGCCGACGACCTGCTCGTCTGGCGTGCGGTAGCCGAATGGCCGCATGGCCATCGTGGCCAGGTCGACTGGCGTGCCGACCACTGAGGCCAGCGCTCGATAGGCCAGGTCTTTGATGCTGGGATCAGCCACGTCCGGTCACCATGTTGGAGATTGTGCGAGCAGACTCGACTGCCAGGCGCTGGTCCTCGTTGTCGATGTTGGCCAGCGTCTCGGCAGTCTTGGCTCGTTTGTACTCGGCATCTGCGATGGTGTCCACCGTATCTGCGCGAGCCTTGGCCGCCTTGGCAATGGCCTCCTCGGCCGCGGCCTGCAGGAATATCTTGTTCGGGTCTTCGGGCTGGCCTTGCAGCTCGACCATCATCTCTTCCTGCTCCTGCTCGGTGGGCTTGACCACGCCCATGCGCACGAGCTGCTTGCGGAAGAAGTCGCGCACCTCGCCAATGCCCTCACCTTCCATGTTCATCATGGCCATCGCCTGCAGCACCTGCTTGGTCTGCTGGTCGTCTGTGATGGCCATCATGCCGGTCAGGGCACGGACGGTGGCAGCGCGCTTGCTGGTGCTGGACGGGCCGACATCGACGTTCACGTCAAACTTGGCACGGCTGAGATCGTTCTCCATGACCACCTCGCCGGTCTCGCTGACCATCGGTTTCATCAGCTCGATCATGCCGACCGACTCGTCGGCCTCGACGACCTTCATCTTGCGGCCTTCCTCGACGTAGATGTCGCGTGCCATCGAGAGCCAGATTTCGCCGCAGCGCTTCATGCCCTTGGCAAAGTTGCTCATGTAGATGAAAGTCTGCATGTCCAGCCGGGTCTGGATCATCTCGATGGCCTTGCCGGAGATGTTCGAGACCATCTTGTCGGCCTGCTGCGAGCTGCCCAGAATGTCCTGCATGTCCTGCTCGGTGATCTGCAGCAGGGCTGCCATCGCCGGGGGAATCTGGGGGCTGCGGGTGTAGGCCACCGGGCCGCTGACCTGCTGGCTGCCGTCCGGGCCGGTGATTGGGTTCACCAGCAGGTACGGGTAGTTGCGCAGGTTGTCATCTGCCCACATGACCTGGTGGCCAGCGACTTGCTCAGGCACCAGGATCGGTTTCTCGACGCTGGAAAGCGCACTGATCTCGCCCAGCTTGGAGAGCTGCATGTTCTTCAGGCGCTGCGCATCCTTGGCCAGGCGCACATGGCCCATGCAGCGCTCGACGTTGTCGACAAACCAGCGCTTGCCGTAGACCGGCACGATGGGAATCTCTTTGCCTGCGATGTAGCCGGCATCCTCCAGAATCTTGCCGCCCGACATGATGTACTTGTGGACGCGCCTGGACTTGATCTTGCGCTGCCGGACCTCCTGGCTGCCGATGGCCGTCAGCGTCTCTTCGAGCGCAGGGTCTGCCTCGAAGTCGGCCTGCCGGTAGCGCTCCTCGGTGCCGTCGATGGCTCGGAAGATGCGCACGGTCTCGGTCACGTCTTCGACCTTGTAATACTCGGCCACATAGACCACATCAGGCGTGCACCAGTCGAACTCGTACTGGTGGATGATCTTCGGCCAGTCGGTCGGATCATCGCCCCACTCTTCCTTGTAGCTGGCGCGGGTCATTGAGGTGACCACGAAGGCAAAGCGCGCATCGGCCTTGTCCTGGCGCTTGGCGTTCAGGTCGAAGAACACCGAGCTGTCGGCATCGAAGATCGGTTCGATGCGGATGCGCTGCTTCTCGTTGTCCTCGTCCTCTTCGTCTTCGTAGACCGTGCGCAGCCGCCAGGCACCAAAGCCACCACCGACTGCCTCCTCGAAGGCGTTGTCGTAGGCCTCGTCGGCCACCGAGTCCTGCTCGTCGGCACGGTACAGGCCGTCACAGGTCTCGGCCAGTTTGTCGTTCTCGCTGCCGTCCTTGCTGACGTAGTCGACCGTGATGCGGTTGTTGCGGTACTCGTTGATGATGCGGATGACGGCCAGGTGGACCTTGTTCACCTCGAACCTGGGCTTGTTCTCGTAGACATCCCAGAGTGGGCCTTCCCACTGGCTGCCGGCCAGGCTGTAGAAGCGCCGGTCCTGCAGACACTGCAGGCGCTCGTCGCGCAGAGCAGTCTGGATGTCGTTGAATTGATTCAGCGCATCACTGTGGAGATTGTTCAGATACTGCTCTTTTGACATGCGTGCCATATATCGCCCCTATTTGCAAGTATTTTCTACCATTTACTGGTCACGGGCAATGGTGTGAAGTCCACCTGCCTGCTGACCACTGCGGCACGCCTGACGCCTTCGCATGCGTAGCGCAGTGCGTCGATGACGTGGTTTTGCTTGTCCTGCAGCACCGGCAGCACCTTGCCGGTCAGCGGGTCTGTCTTGTAGCTGTAGAACGTCAGCTCGTCGATGGTGTGCGTGCAGCGTGGATGCACCACGATGTCGTAGGACTTCAGCCACTCGACGCCCTCGACCACCGAGTCTTTGCCCTTGACGGCCGGCATGATCTTCGGGAATCCGTTCCTGCGCATGTGGCTGATGGTCTCCGGCCTGGAGCTGTCGGCCACCATTGGCCACTTCTCAGCCTCCGGCACGGTCATGAACAGCTCAGGCGTGTTCATGATCTCGCAGCCCACCATGTAGGCCTCGTGATCGATGTACAGCTTTCGGCCGACGATGTGGCAGCGCACCAGGACGGTCGGATCGGTGGCAAAGCCCCAGTCAGCGCCGAGCCGGTGGATGGCGTCCTTCGGTGCCTCGAACTCCTCGATCTTCCAGTTTCGGAAGACGCGCGCGCTGCTGTTCTGCAGGTAGCCGCCACGCCAGACGTGCGCATACTTGTCAGGGTCGCGCGCCTTGTCGTACTCCATCTCGGCGCGCAGCACGTCCGGGAACCAGGGGTTGTCGTCGAAGTTGACCTCCAGCACCACCGAGTCCGGTGGTGGCTTGTCGCCACGCAGAAGCTGGTCGACCGGGTCGCTGGACTGGCTCGGGTTCCATGTGAACCACAGCTCGGAGCCTGGCTTGCGGATGGTCGGCCGCAGCAGGTCCAGGCTGCGCTGGGAGAGGCTCTGCGCCTCCTCCACCCAAGCACGGTCGTAGCCTTCCAGCGACTTGATCGAGTCGGCCGTGTGGTTCTGCATGCCTTGGAAGATGATCAGGCCGTCGCCCTTCTTGGACTTGATCACGGCCTCCTGGACCTCGAAGTAGGCACCAGCGTTCATGGCCTCGATCTTCAGCTCCAGCAGGCGCTTGACCGACTGCGCCAGGGACTTCTGGACCTCGCGCACGCAGACCGACCGGCTGGTCGGGTCCATGATGTGGGCCTCGATCAGCATCTCGGCAAAGGTGTGGGACTTGCCGGAGCCGCGGCCGCCGAAGGCTGCCTTGTAGCGTGCCGGCTGGAGCAACGGCAGCGCCCATTGTGGGGTCTCGATGCGCAGGGTCGTCACTTGCCAACCACCACGCGCTCGATCTTCTGGATGGCCAGCGGATGGTCAGGATCGCCAGTCAGCTCCAGCTTCTCGCCGTACTTCTTCGGGGCCAGCTTGGACAGCAGCCACTTGCGTGTGTCGACCTGGAGCTTGGCACGCTGCACGTCGACCGGCACCTTCTTTTTCACCACCACAGGCTCGCCCTTGGCATTGAGCGCCTGCTCTTCGATCTCAGTGAAGGCCTGGTCAGCAATGGCCATCGTCTCGTTGGCCAGGCGCTCGATCAAGTCCTCGCGCGCGCGCGCGTACTCTGCGGCCAGCTCCGCGTCCATCCCCAACCAGATGTTGAACGTGCTCTGCGGCACGCCTGCAGCTTCGCAGGCCTTGAAGGCACTCAGACCGCCACGCATGCCGGAGAGCACCAAGGCGCAGATGTCGGCCTTGTTCTCGTACTTGCTGGGCCTGGGCTTTGCCGCGGCCTTTGGTTTGTGGGGTTTCGTGGTCATGCTGCATTGTCCTCCAGTTTGGTCTGCAGCTCAATGAGCTTGTCCAGGTAATGCCTGGCCTTGCGCAGGTCGTCGACGCCGCCCTTGTCGCGCCATCGGCTGACGTACTTGACGATGTTGCCATCAAAGTAGCCGAGCTGGTTGGCTGCGATGAAGTCCCAGGGCTGGATGGTTTTGGCCTTGTAGTGCTGGCCGCCGACCTGGATGTCGTTTGCTGTGCTCACTGCTTGCTCACTTTCTTGAAAATCGCCTCAATCTGTGCGTGCAGTTCTGGCCTGCCATCGCGCATGTGGACGTAGTCCCTTGCGAATCCGATCTGGCCGGTCTCGATGTTTTTCACCAGCCAGTAGTTAGCTTTGTGACTGGCTCGACCGTTGGCCACGATCTTGATGGTCATCCACTCTGGCGTGTGGTCTTGCGGCCGGCTGAACACCAGCCACTCGACCTCATCACTGTCCCAGCACTTCCCGATCTGGTTCCATCCTTCACCTGCCTGCGGCAGGTTTCCTGCGTACATCTTGCCCATCACGTTCTCCTTCTAAACCCTTTGTCTCTAAACTCTAAAGGGTTTATGTGGATAAGTCAATCACCCTGGAATCGCGCCGCAGCGGTAACGTAACAGCGTAACGACCCCTTCTATAGAAAGGGGGTAGTTACCTGTTACCGTTTTACCCTGCCATGCCCCAGGTAACTCATATCGTTTTTTTCCGTTTCGTTACCAGTTACCGATGCCTGCCTGTGGATAACTCTGTGGATAACTCATGGTCAGCGCTCCGACTTTCGGATCAGCATGGAGCTGGCGTGCGCATCGTTGACCACCAGCCAGCCGTGCTCGAAGGCCTCGATGATCTCGGCCACCAGCAGGTCTGCGATGGGTTTGCCGGGGCTGCTGGGCTTGATGTACTGCTTGGCAGAGGCCTCGCTCACGTCCATCTTCTGCACCAGGTAGTCGACCATTGCCGACCTGCTGAGGTAGGGTAAACCATTACGCTCCTCGGCACCGGACGCCCACCAGGCGTTCTCGAAGGTCTTGCGATGGCTGTCGATCTTGCTGTCCTTCCTGGCCGCTGCGGGAGCCTGGGCCTGGACAATCACCGCGGAGGTGACCGGTTGGTTGTCCTCGTCATACCAGCCTGGGATGGTGACCTGTTGCAGCTCGACGTGGACCGTCTGGGCCAGCTCGGCGTCCTTGGACTTGCGCTGCACGATCTGCATGGGCACGCCATCCTTGCCTGGCACGATGCTGATCTCAATGTCCAGTGCGCCTCGCCAGGCGCTGGAGCCGCGCGCCCGGTGCTGGGCCTCTTCTGCCACGCCAGTGTGGTGGACCAGGATCACGCTGCAGTTGAACTCGTTCATCAGGCTGTTGCAGGCGTCCAGCATGGTCTTGGCGTCCTGGGCACTGTTCTCGTCGCCGGCCAGGAATCGGTGCAGGGTATCGACCACGATGATGGCCGGGTTCTCCGGCAGGCCTCGAACCTGCTCGACCACCTGCAGGTAGCCTGCCGGGGTGTTGAGGTCGCAGCCGTCCTTGGACAGCCACATGGCCAGGGAGCCGGCCTGGTGGTGGTGCTTCCAAGCTGCCACGCGCCCACGCAAACCGTGGTGGCCTTCGCCGGCCAGGTAGACCACATTGCCTGACCGAACCTTCTGGCCGCACCACTCGGCCATGCCGCTGGCCATGCGCAGGCACCAGTCCAGGACCACGAATGTCTTGCCGCCGCCCGATGGGCCGTGGACCATGATCAGTGCCTGGCTCTGCAGCCAGCGCTTGACCAGCCAGGAGATCGGAGCCGGCTGGGCCGAGAAGTCGTCGGCCGGGATCAGCCAGTTGTCCTTGGCCGGGGAGAGCAGCCCTGCCAGGTCATGGCCAGCCTGGGCATAATCATTGGCATCCATGCCCTCGATTGGAGGCATCACCACGCGCGCGCCGAACTTGGCACTGGCCTGGTCGGCATACTTCTGCCCCACGCCACCCTTGTCGTGGTCGGCCACGATGACGATAGTCTGCTGCTGGCCATACATCTCGCGCAGTGTGCCTGTCACTGGTACCAGGTTGCTGGCGCTGTAGGTCACCGCGCAGGGCCGGCCGGTGGTCTCGTGAATGGTGGCCGCGGTTGCGAATCCTTCGGCCACATAAAGCGTGCCTGGCTCGTCCATCGTGCCCACCATCCAGAACTTGCCGCCAGCCTCGCCGCCTGGGTGGTAGAGCTTGCCACCATCGTGGCTGATGTACTGCAGGCTGCAGAGCTGGCCATCCTTGTCGAACAGGGGAACCACGAGCCGGCCATCTCCTGTGATGCGTGCGCCGTGCGTCTTAATGCCCTTGCGCGCCAGGTAGGGGTGATCCGGGTGCGCCGCGGAGGCCGATGACCAGATGGTCTCGACCGTGCTGGCCGCCACCTGGTGCTGACGCTCCAGCTCGGCATCGCGCAACGCCTTGGCCTCGGCCACGCGCCTGGCGTGCGCCATCTCCTCAGTCGGTGTCAGCTTTCGGCCGATGTCAGCCTTCCAGGTCACCTCGACGCCAGCCCTCCAGCAGCCGAATCGGCCGGCCGGCACGCCATCATTAAAAACCAGATACCAGCCAGGCTTGTCGCCGCCCTTGCCGCCTGTGCCCTTGGTGCCGGACCTGAACCTGTGAATCTTGCCATCCAGGATCACCTGCTCTGGTGGCTCCAGGCCGGCCGCCTTGATGGCGTCAATGAGCTGCTCTTCTGGTGGTGCGACCCTCTTCTCGGGTGGTGGCGACCAGGGGCCGCCCAGGACTTTTGACAGGTCAGCCATGCAATGTCGCCTCCTGCCGTGTCAGGTAGTCAGACAGCGCCTTGACCGTCTCGTACAGAGGCTTGGAGTCCTCCTGCATGAACCTGTAGACCGTGGCCGGGTGGACCCCAGCGTTCTCGGCCACGCGCTTGAGATTGGCGTCCTCAAGCCGTTTCTTGATTTGCTCGACAGTCAGCATATGTTGCACCTCTGAAAAAATATTTGCGGGAGTGCTTGCATCTTACTCGAATTCCGGTTTATGATGCAAGCACTGCGCGAACGGAATTGCCCGAAGGTGCAGCAACCAAGAAGGAGAGCCAACATGGCAATCAACGTGAAGACCACCGGCAGCCTGGCTGCCAATGGTGTGAAAGTCCTGGTCTATGGCCAGGCCGGTGCAGGCAAGACCTCACTGATCAAGACCCTGCCGCAGCCCATCGTGCTGTCTGCTGAAGGAGGCCTGCTGTCCATCCAGGACGCCGACCTGCCCTTCATCGAGATCAGCGACATGGAGACGCTGCGGGAGGCCTACACCTGGCTGACGCAGTCCGACGAGGCCAAGGGGTTCCAGTCGGTCGCGCTGGACTCCATCAGCGAGATTGCGGAGGTGGTGCTCAATGCCGAGAAGAAGGCCACCAAAGACCCACGCCAGGCCTACGGTGCGATGCAGGAGCAGATGGCCGACATCATCCGCGCATTCCGCGATCTGCCTGGCCGGCACGTCTACATGAGCGCCAAGCTGGAAAAGACGCAGGACGAGATGGGCCGCGTGCTGTATGCGCCCTCGATGCCTGGCAATAAGACCGGCCAGGCGCTGCCCTACTTCTTCGACGAGGTGCTGGCGCTGCGTGTCGAGAAGGACAGCGACAACAACACCCAGCGCGCCCTGATGTGCGACTCGGACGGCCTCTGGCTGGCCAAGGACCGCAGCGGGAAGCTGGACGCCTGGGAGGCTCCTGATCTGGGAGCCATCATCGCCAAGATCGGAGGGAAG